TATGCAATTTAGGTAGTAAACCTCACAATTTTACATAAAGGAAAAATAAAATGGCATTAACTTCTCCTGGCGTACAGGTAACGATTACTGATGAAAGTCAATATTTACCAGCCCCAACCAATTCAGTCCCACTAGTTCTATTAGCAACTGCTCAAAACAAAGCAAACGCCAGTGGCACAGGTGTAGCGGTAGCAACTACGGCTGCTAACGCAAACAAATTATATCAAGTAACAAGTCAACGTGATTTAGTAAACTTATATGGTACTCCATTCTTCTATACAACGACAAATGGTACACCTATTCAAGGTTATGAATTGAACGAATATGGTTTACTAGCGGCTTATTCATTGTTAGGTGTAACCAATCGTTGCTACGTTTTACGTTGTGATATTGATTTAGCAAGTCTAGTAGGTCAAACAGGTCGTCCAACTGGTGACCCAGCTAACGGTACATATTGGTTAGATACTACCACAAGTACTTGGGGCATATATGAATTTAATGCAACTACTGGTAGATTTGTATTACAAGCTCCTATCGTTATTACAGATACTACTGACATAAGTGTTAGTGGATTACCGTTAAACAGCATTGGAAATATTGGCGATTATGCAGTGAATGCAATGGCTATCGATGGTGCACCGACTGCTAGTGATAATAAAACATATTTTTATAAAACAACAGCAAATGAATGGACTCCGTTAGGAACATCTGGTTGGAGATTAGACACACCTTGCGTACAAGGTTCAAATTCTAATCCTACACTAAGTGTAGGTGATACCTTTAATATTAGCATGTCTGGATTATATACGGCAACAATTACTGTTCCAGCAGATGCTACAGTTGAAGGTGTTGCGGGTGCTATTAATGATTTAGGGTGGGTAGCTTTGTCAGCTAGTGTACGTGATGGTAAGTTATGTATATTTTCAAATCAATTCTTAGCAACAGGCTCAGCATATCTTACATTGTCATCATCAGATGGTGTATTAGATGATTTGGGGATTGCTGCCACTAGATACAATCAACCTATTCTTCAATATGGAACCAGTGCTCAAATGCCATTATGGACTTCAAGTCAATCTCTTCCACAACCAACTGGTGCAGTATGGATTAAAGTAGGTTCTGCTGGTAACGGTTTACAACCTTCTTTGGCTAAATATAGTTCAGCAACCGCAAGTTGGATTAATAAAATAGTAACATTAGCTACAAGTGACTGGACTACAACCAGTATACTTGATGCCACTGGTGGACAAGCGATACCTGCAGGTACTGTCTATGCACAATATGCATTTAATGGACTTGTTCCGTCTGCTCCGTTATACATGTGGGAACGTGCCGCAATCGGTGCTACAATCGTAACAGGTGATAATATAGAGCCAATGTTTAATGCTGGTCCATATTACATGAATGTTTATGTAAGCATACCAGGAAGTTCATCTTTAAGTGTTGCATATAATGTAACAATTCCAGATAATAGCGATGCTACTGATTTTGTAACAGCTTGGGCAGCAGCCGGCATTCCTTATACATCAGCATCAGTAACAAGCGAAGGATCTATCCAGTTAGTTCACAATGAAGGTGGTGAAATCATATTGGATGATACTGTAAATTCTTCATTTCAGGGTGTTGGCACATCAAATGGTGCTATAGCAGAAGCTGGATTTGTAATAAATGCACAACCTGGTGTTAAATATGGCCCTCGTTGTTCAGCCTCATTCACAACAGCTCCGCAAGATTCTACATCTGGATCTGGCTCTGGTGCTACAATAAGTGTTACAGCTATTCCCGGTGTATATTTATTAGTAGGTGATGGTATAACCGGTGGAGGTAGCGGATATGCTATAGGAGATACTATCACTATTGATGGTTCAAATTTAGGCGGCACGTCCGGTGTTAATGATTTGACTGTTATAGTTGTTACTATTTCAGGTGGTGGCGCAACTGGCCCAGTAACAGCAGTTACTTATGATAGTGGTTTACCTAGTATAGGATATAGAACTCAATTAAGTAATTGGATTGATTTTTCTTACACCAGTAATGATAGTGCTCCTGCAGTTGCACCCCTAAATAATACAAATTGGTTCTACAGTGTAGTTGACCAAATTGATATTATGGTACAAAAAGGTGGTGCATGGATTGGTTATAGAAATACTAACTACGATACAACTGGTGCCCCGGCTTCATCTGGTTCTAATACAACTGATATTAATGGTCCTATCATAGCGGCCACTGCACCAACTACACAAAGTACCGGTGATCCCTTAAGTTATGGTGATCTATGGATAGATACAACTAATTTAGAAGTATATCCAGTAATTAGTCGTTGGGAAGCAGTTAATGGTGTAGATCAATGGGTGTTACTCAATAATACTGACCAAGTAAGTTCAACGGGTGTCACATTCTTGGATGCACGTTGGGCAACTAATGGTACTACAAGTCCAGTTGATGATCCTATACCAACAATCAAGAGTTTGCTAACAAGCAACTACTTAGATTTAGACGCTCCTAATCCAGCACTATATCCACAAGGTATGTTGTTGTTTAACACAAGACGTTCAGGTTACAATGTTAAACAATTCCGTGTAAACTATTTTAATAATGCAAGTTTCCCTGACGAAACATTGCCTACAGAGACAAGTGCATGGGTATCAGTAAGTGGAAATAAAGCAGACGGTAGCCCATATATGGGTCGTCAAGCACAACGTGCTATGGTTGTTCAATCATTGCGTTCAGCAATTGATACAAACACAGACATACGTGATGAAGATAATTACTTCAATTTAATAGCTTCACCTAACTATCCAGAACTACAACCTAATATGGTTGTATTGAATGCAGATCGCGGTGAGACAGGTTATATCATCGGTGATACACCGTTAGGACTACAAGATAGTGCTACTGCTATTCAAGCTTGGGCCAATAACGATGCAGGCGCTGTATCTACTGGTGAAGAAGGATTAGTTACACGTAATACATATCTAGGTCTATTCTATCCAAGTGGAATAACAAATGATTTGAATGGTAACGAAGTTGTTGTTCCAGCATCACATATGATGCTACGCACATTCTTACGTAATGATAATATTGCTTATCCTTGGTTAGCGGCAGCTGGTACACGTAGGGGTAACATTGACAATGCATTAAACATTGGTTACTTGGATCGTACTACTGGTGAGTTTACGCCAATCAAGACACGTTTAGGTATTCGTGATGTGTTATACATTAACTTCATTAATCCTCTAGTATTCTTTACTGGTATTGGATTATTGAATTATGGTAACAAGAATAGCTATAATAGTCAAAGTGCATTGGATAGAACCAATGTTGCACGTTTAGTTAATTACATACGCCGTCAACTAACATTGGCAGCAAGACCGTTTGTATTTGAACCAAATGATGCACTAACACGCAATCAAATCGCTGGTGTTGTTCAAACATTGATGGTTGATTTGGTAGCTAAACGTGGTATCTATGATTATCTTGTACAGTGTGATGACCAAAACAACACACCGGCAAGAATTGATAGAAACGAATTATGGGTAGACGTTGCAATTGAGCCAGTAAAAGCGGCTGAATTCATTTACATCCCAGTACGTGTTTTAAACACAGGTGAGATACAAGCAACAGCATAAAGAATACCCCGAAAGGGGTATTCAATGTTAAAGATAAATAAGTATACAGGAGATTAAAAAATGGCAACAGCCTCACAATCATTGTTCAACATGACAGTAGCGTCAGACAACGCTGGTGGAAACCAGGGCTTGTTGATGCCCAAATTACAATACCGTTTCAGAGTTAACTTTTTAAGTTTCGGTACTGGAGCAACCATTGAGTTGACTAAGCAAGTAATAGACCTTAACAGACCACAAATCAGTTTTGAAGAAATTACTATACCTATTTACAACTCAACGTTGTATTTGGCAGGTAAACATAGTTGGAATGAATTGACAATTAATGTTAGAGATGATGCTCAAGGTAGTGTTTCTAAACTAGTTGGTCAACAAGTACAGAAACAATTAGATATGGTTGAACAAGCGTCAGCCGCAACTGGCCAAGATTACAAGTTCCAAACAAACATTGAAATCTTAGACGGTGGTAACGGTACTGCTGTTCCTCAAGTTCTAGAAACTTGGGAATGCTATGGTTGCTATTTAAAGACAGCTAACTATGGTGCATTGAACTATGGATCAAACGAAATCGCAACAATTGCGTTGACTATTCGCTACGATAATGCTGTTCAGTCTCCATTGACAAGTGGCATTGGTACAAACATCGGTCGAATCTTAGGTGGTTCAACTGTTACTGGTATTGGTTCTGGTCAAGGTTAATTGATTACTACAAAGGCCTAATAAATGGCAGGATTCTTTCAAAATTTACTTAAAGATACTGCCACTGGTTTCTTCGGCAACGATTACCTGCGTGATTACACCCATGCGGCAAAAACATTTAGACCTAATGCATATCAATATGCACCCAAGTTTAAGTTTCTATTCCATGTATATTTCGAAATAAATCCAGCTGTTTACGCAGTTGGATTATCCACTGGAACAAACTTTGGTCTAGCAGTTAAAACAGTTAAATTACCTTCATATACTTTTGATACACATACAATGAATCAATACAATCGTAAGCGTATTGTTCAAACAAAAATCAAATATGATCCTATCGATATTGCGTTCCATGATGATAATGGTAATAGCATACGTAATATGTGGTATAATTATTATACATATTATTACAAAGATGCAAATAAACCTGTTCTTACTACAACAGGTCCAGTAGGTCCTCAGTTACCTAATAATCAACCATTAAACTTAGCCGCAGATTATAATAGTAGAAATTTATATAAGAACTCAATTACAGGTGATGAAGATTGGGGATACATAGGTGATACATCAACTCCATCACAGTCTACATTGAATTCATCAATAGGAAATAGTAAAATTCCTTTTTTCAAAAATATACAAGTATACGGTTTCAACCAACATAAATTTGTGTTATATACATTAATAAATCCTATTATTACAAGATTCAGTCACGATACATATGACTATAGCGTAGGTAATGGTACAATGACAAATACCATGACTATTGATTATGAAACTGTAAAATATGCTGAAGGTGCATTAGATGGAAAAGCACCAAGCAATACAGTACCTGGATTTGGATTAGATGCAAACTATGATAGAACATTAAGTCCTATTGCACGATTAGGATCTAATCAGACTATTTTGGGTCAAGGTGGTCTTGTAGATAGTGCAGGTGGTATACTATCTGACTTGTCAAATGGAAATATTTTAGGTGCAGTTAGAACTGCGGGAACTGCGTATAATACATTTAAAAATGCAAACTTAAAACAAGTTGCAAAGTCAGATATTACTGGAATACTTACACAAGCAACTCAACAATCATTGCCGGGTAGTGTTAGGGGTAATAGATATTACCCCGGTTATGGTGTTACTCCTGCAGGTCCAGCAAGTGCAGGTGCACCAACAATTGGTGCACTATCATCACCGCAAAAGATAGGCAGACCTTCTGCAGGCACTCAAGGTTAAATGTATAAATACTTTTAGGAGATTTATACATGGCTAGAATACTTGACGCACGAACTCAACTTGATTCAACAGTAAGAATATTTGATGACTTTTACTCATTTGACTTAGTGGTCAATGGTAATGAGTATGACATTGTGCATGGCTATTTTATATCAGTATGTGACACAAAACAAATAGCCGATAATTTTACAGCAAACTTATTTAGAATCTCACAACAAACTCAAATAGCAGTATTAGAATTATTAAACTATATTAAAGGTCTTAATAATAAACTAGAAATGAATACTGTTATAACATATTATCTTAACACTTTTAAAAGCAAAACATCATTGTACGGTATAGGAACAATTCCACAACCTAATCAACCTGTTGCTAGAAATATAGTTCTGTAATGGCTAAATATGCACAGGGTTTATTCACACCCAAGAACCCAGGAAAATATATAGGTAAACACACGCCTAGATATCGCAGTGGTTGGGAACTTACGTTTATGACCTTCTGTGATAGTAACAAGAGTGTATTGTATTGGGCTAGTGAATCATTCAGTGTTCCTTATCGTCACCCATTAACAGGCAAACCAACAATATATATCCCGGACTTTTTTGTAGTTTATCAAAACAAATATGGTAAACAGATAGCTGAAGTAGTAGAGATTAAACCTAAGAAACAAAGCCTAATCGAAAGCAAAGTTGCTAGTGCTAAAGATAGAATGGTTGTAGCAATAAATCATGCTAAATGGCAAGCCGCTATGGCTTTTTGTAAACAACAAGGTTATACATTTAGAGTTATAACTGAGGATGACCTTTTTCATCAGGGTAAGGGAAGGTAAATAAATACTTTATGACCAAAAAATTAGAAGATTTATTTGAACTCCCAGAAAACAATGATAGAGGTATCACTATTTCCTTGCCTGAAACTATGGAAGAAATCACAACTGATACAGCAGAAGCATTAGATAAAATTGAAGCCGCATTACCTCAAGTTAGAGGACTAGAAGCAAGTGATACTGAAATGGATGAACTTGCTAGATTAGCAACAGATAGCTATAAAGATTTAATGGATTTA